TCTAAAGCCTGAGCAGGGCGGCGACAAGATTTACCTGAACGGATCATTAGTGCCAGCAGGTACACAACCAAAACAAACACAGGCAATTAATAATGGAACATAAGCAACTCGACCTCGCTCAATGTGAGGTAAAAATGGGCGCGGAAGGCACGCTGAAGTTTAGCGGCTATGCTTCTGTATTTAATGGCTTGGATTCGTACGGTGATTCAATTATGCCAGGCGCTTACAAGGCCACAATCACAGACCGTGACCGCCCAATCCAGTTGCGCTGGAACCACTCTGGCCCTGTTATCGGTAAATTTACCGAGATTTACGAAGATGAAAAAGGTCTTTTTGTATCAGGCGAGCTAACGAAAGGCCACTCTGTGGCAGAAGATACCGCCGCATTACTTCGCCATGGGGCTATTAGTGGCCTATCTATCGGCTATGCAGTTAAGGATTCAGAACAGAATGGTGTTGTGCGCGTGCTGAAAGACATTGAACTATTTGAAATCTCTGTTGTAGAGACACCAGCAGACAACAACGCACACATTGAAAGCGTTAAAAGCGCTAAAAAATTGAGCGACGTAGAAAAGTTTCTACGCTCTAAAGGACTTTCTCAGTCTGAAGCTACGGCGACCGTGGCAGCAGTCAAAAACATTCACGGAGAGCGTGAAGAAGATGAAAGCAAGGCAGTACTTGAACTATTAAAATCATTCAAAATATAGGTGACTAACCATGTTAGAAGAAGTTAAAAACGCTCTCTCTGAGATGCAAAAAAACGTAGAGTTAAAAATGGAAGCAGTCGAACAGGCTGTTGAAAAGAAAGGCACAGAGGCAGACGCTGAATACAAAGCTAAAATCGGCGAGCTAGACACTGCCATTAAATCTCTAAACGATGAAATCGTGGCAATTGCACAGAAACAGTCTGTTGCGCCTGAGATTATCGAGAAGAAAACCTTTGGCCAAGAAGTTCTAGGTTCTGAGGGTATTAAATCGTTCATCGCTGGCGAAACTAATCGCGGTCGTACAGAGATTAAAAACACTATCGTGAACAGCGGTAATGATACATCTCGCCACGAGCAGCTACCTGGTGCCGTTGCTGGTGCTTTCCGTCAGCTAAGCGTAATGCCTACAGTAATGCAAGGCTCAGCGTCTAGTAACATCATTTACTACTCAAAAGAATTGTTATGGACTAACAACGCCGCCGCTACTGCGGAAGGTGCTGCCAAGCCTGAGTCAGTTCTTACTTTTGAAGAAGTAAACGTAGCTGTTAAGACGATCCCTACTTACTTGCGCGTTTCTAAGCAAGCATTAGATGATTCGACTTTTCTTGCTTCTTACATTGAGCGTCGTCTACGCCATGGTGTTAATAACGCTGTTGAAGACTACGTGATCAACGACGCAACTGATGGCTGGTTGGCTGCTGCAAACAGCACTGCTACAGACCCTGTGGGAACCGTAGATGTGTTCGGCCTAGCCAACAAAATGAAAATGGAAGTTATCGGCGCTGATTACGAGCCATCTTACTTCTACATGAACCCTGCTGACTGGGGCACTGCTGAAACTGAGCGTCGCGCTTCTGGCGATAACGCTTTTGTTGCGGCTTCTGGTGCTGTTAGCTACGTTAACAACGGCTTAACTCCATTACTATGGGGCTTGCCTGTTGTTCTTTCTAACAACATCCCTGCTGGCACTATGGTTTGTAAGTCTGCTGACGCTGACATGTACGCAAACCGTGAAAGCACTGTAGTAGAGATGTTCGAGCAAGACGGTGATAACGTGACCAAAAACCTTATTACTGTTCGCGCTGAAACTCGTGGCGCAAACTTGGTGTTCACTCCTGCGGCCATCCGTACTGGTGACATCGACTCAATTACTTCTCCAGCGTAATTAATAGCGGGGCGGCTTACATAGCGCCCCTTTATTTAAGGACTGATTATGTACATAGCAACAAAAGACTGTAAATCGTACAAGCTTGGCCCTAAAAAGAAAGGCGAAGCGGTAGAATTTAACCAGTTTTGGCTAGATTCTGGTCTAATTGCAGAAGGCAAGCCAGAACCAAAAACGAAAATTGAAACAAAACCAGAACCAAAGAAAAAGAAAGAGACTAAATGAAAACAGTTATAGTCACGCCTCCAATTACAGAGCCGGTTTCATTAAGTGAAGCCAAGGCGCAACTGCGCATTGAAGATGCGTTTACATTGGATGACGACTATATCAGCGCTTTAATTAGCGCAGCACGTGACCGATGCGAGAGTTATTGCAACCAGTTTTTTACACAGCAATCCCTTGAGATTATTTTTGAAACAAAAGCAGAGGGCACAGTGGACTTGCCATACCCTGGATTGATAGTAAATAATATTATTTATGTCAATCAGGATAATATACCAACTATAATTGACCCATCTGATTATGTTTATAGCTCTATTGGGCAAAAACTTGAGTTTTTAAACAGTTTTGATTCAAAAGGCTGGCTTATGCAGGTAAATACAACTGCTCCAGCTTCCATCTATGGCGTGCAAATGGCTATCAAGATGATTGTAACCGACTTATACGAGCTTAGAACGGAAACGGCTGTTGGTGTATCGCTATCTGATAACCCCGCTGTGAAGGCGCTTCTGTATCCTTACAGATTGAGTTTAGGCGTATGACGTACCGCACTGGCGAACTAGATCAGCGCATCACGTTTCAAGAGCGCGTCAATACACCTGATGGAATGGGTGGAAGCAGCTTTGAATGGGTTGATATAACCGCGCTTTCGTCTGTATGGGCGCACGCTAGAGTTAAAAGCGGCCGTGAAGTCACTGAATTTGACCGCGTTAATGCAGAGGCTAGTTATTTGTTTGTTGTTCGCAACCGTCCAGATATTAAGGCCGATTATCGTATTGTGTGGGATGGTGAAGTGTTCAATATTCGACACGTCGCTAAACCAAAAACGCGAGCTTTGTACCTTGAAATCGAAGGAGAAAGAGGCGTGGCTCAATGAGGAATCTTGAGGTTATCGGCCTAGAAGATATTGAGAAAGTACTTGAGGAGCTAATGCCAAAGCACGCGCGTAACCTATCTCGTGCGTTAGTGCATAGCCTAGCTTCGACAACAGCAAAAGAAGCAAAGCAAAAGGTGCCGGTTGACAAAGGCACATTGAAAAAAGCAATTAAAGCCAAGCGTAAGCGCGGAACACCGGACAAGTCTCTAAGTGACGTGATAGTCGAGCAAGGCAAGAACGCAAAAGCGGACGGTTTCTATTGGCATATGGTAGAATACGGAACAGGCGGCCCAGTACCGCAACCAGAGCAGCCATTCTTGAGGCCAGCTAGGGATTATGTTCAGGCTAACATGCCCGACATAGTAGAAGACCAATTTACAAAAAAACTAGCTGCGGCAGTTAAGCGCGAACAGAAAAAGGCGGCTAAAAAATGAGTCAGTTTGAAACGGTAGTGCAGCAGGAAATATACGCAGCTTTAACTAATGGCGTAGATGGTTTAAACGTCCCTGTTTATGACTCAGTGCCGCAAGTAAATAGCGGTTCTTATACTGCATTCCCCTATGTTACAATTGGGGAAGATATTGTGACGGATATGAGCACGGACACAGAGCTTATTAATCTTGTCAGTATAACAATACACACATGGTCGAGATATTCAGGCCGTAGTGAAGTGAAAGAGATTCAGGGCCAGATATACAGCCTGCTGAATCGAAGACGAATTGAAAACGCAAACTATAAGTTTGTGAATATTAATCAAGTGACCTCGCAGTCACAGCTAGAATCTGACGGCGAAACTCGCCACGGGATACAAACCTTTAACTTGATAATTGAGGAATTATAACCATGGCCGCAGCATCGCGCGACATAATCGTAAACAAAGGTGCCACGCGAATCGCTGGTATCACTTCCAAGTCAATCGCCATCGGTAAAGAGGCAATTGATATTACAACTGATGAAGACAATGGCTATCGTACACTGCTTGATGTAGCTGGCACCAAGACCCTAGATATTAGTTTCTCTGGTGTGCTAAAGGACAGTGTTATTCTTAACATTGCAGGCGCAGAAGTATCACAGCTTCTAACCGATATTGATTTAGAGCTTGCACCTATCGCAGGCGAAACAACTGGCGCGACTTTCTCAGGTGATTTTTGGCTTAACGGCTACACTGTGAACGGCGGAGGTTCTGACGGCGCAATTGAATTTGATGGTACTTTGCAATCAAGCGGCGCGTGGACTTTCACCCCTGGCGCGTAATTTTACTAAGGAGCACATATGGCTGTTTTTGAAGATGTAACTTTTGGCTTTAAGGGAACCGAATACAAGGTTCCCGCCAATAAAATCATGCGCTTAATTGCGAATGTAGAAGATATTGTTTCAATGCAAGATCTGACTAGCGGCAAAGGGCCAAAGCTATCTAAATTAGCAGAAGCTTATGCTGCTTGCCTGAATTACGCAGGTGCAAAGGTCGAGATTGAGCAGGTTTACGAGACAATGTTCGGGGAGAACGGCGGCTCAAATATCACTGAGTCGGTTTCGTCTTTGCTTATGCTAATGCTCCCACCTTCAAGCTATCACCCTCCTGAAAGTGCAGAAGCGGGAAAGGATCAAGCGGCGGAATAGTAAAAAACCTTTACATAACCGCCATTAACAGTTTTGGATTAGCCCCTAGTGAATTCTGGGGGCTTCATCCACAAGAATTTTGGTGGATTGCAGAAGCAAAAGCGCCGCATGCTTTCCAAGAGCCGCAAAAAACACGTTTATTAAGACTACTAGAGAAGGGCTGGGATGGCTGATTCAGATATTTTTGTAAGGTTTGGAGCAGACATTGGCCCCTTAAAAAAAGGAGCCGAAGAGGCATCGGCGAAGCTTAGACGTTTTGGCGGAGACACTAAGCAAGTAACAAAAGATATTGCAAAGCTTACGGCTG